CTCTTTAATTACTTGTTCTATAAATTCTACACTGTATTGTTTTTTAGCCATTTTATTACCCCCTATTTCTATTATTTATGCTAACATATTCGCATTTTTTCTCCAAACCTATTAGGGGGCTAAATAGCCTGGCCACGAAGCATTTTTTCAATCTCACGTACCCTTGAAAGGGTATCTTTCCGCTTGAACTCCGCCTGGGTAAAAGACGAACGCTGTTGCCTAAGTTCATCCATCTCGTTGGTTATCCTGGCATATCCCCATATGCAATTTTTTGAAAACCATTGTCGAAACAACGTTATTTATATTCTTTCCTCTACCCTAACCCCACTTTTCAACTCAAAAACAAAATGCGTTGGTGAGACGACCTCTATCTTTTCAACCAACGCATTGAATATTCCTTCATCAAACTCTTCTAGGGCTTCCTGCCTGCCCTTTATAATCTCAATAATCTCATCTACTCTTCCCTTCAGGCTATCCTTCAATATACTGTCCTTATCAACCTCTGCCCTCTTTTCTCTCAATTCCTCCAGTTCATCTGAAATCCTCTTGTACTCTTCCCTGTAAACCTCATCGTCCATACCGTTATTGGTCTGGAATCGTATCAGTCTTTTCAGTTCAGTTTTCAGTTCTTCAATCTTATTTTCCAGTGCTTCAATTTCTCTATCACTCGGCTTATGAAGAAGCACCTTCTCTATATTTTCAATCAGCGTCTTTATGAAATCTTCACGATTCTCATATAATTGGTTGAACACCCTGACAAAGGCATCTTTCAAAACGCTTTCATCCACTGCTTTGGCTGCGCATGCCTTTTTTCCATTCATTATATAGGTTTTACACTGCCATACGAATTTCCTGGATGGGTTATTGCTGTTCCACTGCCTTCTTCTGTATATATTATCGCAGTTCCCACAGAAGACCTTGCCGCTGAAAGGGTACTTATTAGAATATTTCTGCCTGTCGCCTTCAATATTGTTATATTTTGCAGCCCTTCTTGCCTTTTCAGCCTGTACCCTGTCAAATATCTCCTTTGATATAATCGGAGGATGATTTCCTTCTATTATGTATTGTTCTGCCTGTCCTTTATTATCCACCCTTTTGTGCCTGAGAAAATCAATTGTGATTGTTTTCTGAAGCAGGGCATCACCATAATACTTTTCATTTTCCAGTATGCCGCTGATGGTGGAATCCCACCATTTTGGATTGCCGGTTACCGTCTTTATTCCGTCCTTCATCAACCCTTTGGCAATTGCGTTGTAGCTTTTGCCTTCAAGGTATTCTCTGAATATCCTGCGGACGATTTTAGCTTCTTCTTCATTTATAATAAGCTCTCCTGCTTCATTTTTGTCATATCCAAGGAATCTTGTGGTATTCACCAACACCCTGCCTTTTTCAAACTGCCGCACAATTCCCCATCGGGTATTTTCAGATATATTACGGCTCTCATCCTGCGCAAGGCTGCTTAGAATTGAAAGTAAAACCTCTCCCTTGCTGTCCAGTGTGTTGATGTTTTCTTTTTCGAAGAAAACTGCTATTCCTTTTTCCTTAAGCCTTCTAACATAATCAAGGCAGTCAAGCGTATTCCTCGCAAACCTTGAAATAGACTTGGTGATAATCATATCAATCTTGCCGTCCATGCAGTCCTGAATCATCCTTTTAAAATCTTCCCTTTTTGCCGTACTCGTTCCCGATATCCCGTCATCGGCATAAATATCGACCAGAGTCCAGTCACTTCTGCTGTTTATATAGTTCGTATAGTAGAAAACCTGCGATTCATAACTTGATTCCTGTTCCTTGTTGTCGGTGCTTACCCTGCAATAGGCGCAAACCCTTGTCTTTGCGTTTTCAGGCAATCCCTTAATTACCTGAACCGGCTTTGCTTCAATTTTTCTTATCTTTTTTACTGCTGTATTTGCTGCCATAAAATCCTCCCTTTCGAATATATTCTTTTTGTGGTCACATGATATAATCGCTTGGGGCATTAATCAAGTCAAAACTTGATATTCCAATGCTTTGAAGGATTTTTTGTTTTCTAAATCTATGGCTTCAAATTCCTCTTGTGTTATAAGGTTGTTTTTCTTTAATGTATTTAATATATGTAAACTCAATCTATAATTGATATTCGCTTCATTTATCATATAATCTCTTGTCCCCCTTCATTAAACCCATATATGAAAGGGGCTTGCCGGAAGGTAAGCCCCTGTTAAAACAAACTTTTTATCTGAATATTGAATTCCTTAAATACTGTAGAATCATCCGATAACGTGGCTGTCAAGACCACATATTTATTCAGGTAGGCAGAGCTGCTTGCTGCCTTTACGGTTGCGCTGTTCCCTGTTGACGCTGTGATGGAAGCATATAGCGTTGAAGTCCCGTCCTGATTGCGGATAGACCATGCAACGGATTTGTCAAACACTTCATTTCCATTATCATATATGTGCGCCACATAGGATTGGCTCTGTCCCAGTTTCACCGTACTGCTTCCCGTTATGGTGATTGAATAGTTGTGTGCTAAGGTTTCTACTGTAGTTATTGTAATGGAATCTGCAACCGTATCGTGATATGTAAGCTTTGCTGTAATTACAGCCTGTCCCAGTGCGATTCCCATAACCTTTCCCGTATTATCCACGCTTACACAGTTAGGATCACTGGATGTAAAGGTTACCGTAGGATTGGTTACGGCAGTTCCGTTATCCGTAACGGTTACATTCAACTGTATGATATCATTTATAAGGACATTGGCCGCATCCCCGTTATTGATGGTCAGTGTGTATGCATGCAATGTTTCATATTTCCAGCGGTCGGCAATATTGTTCTCAACATCGTCATATGTTGTGCTTATTGCATCCAGTGTACAGTTTAATTTTATAAGCCCTTCCTGGGATTTGTCTATTCCAGTAACCTTAAATGGCTGATTGGTTACGTAAAATCTCTGGTTTAATGCGATATTTCTTGTATCAGGGTTATATTGCACCGTTACGTATATATTCCCTGAAGCTACCGATATATAATTCCCTGAAGTGATATCGAATACCTTGCTCTCTTCAATGCAGTCAAACCACTTAATATTGCCCGACCAGTTAAAAGCTATCCTGCAGCTGCATTTTCTCATCCTTGCCCTGTATGAGTTTTCTTCCCTGTCAATCTGGCTGATAATCATATATTTCAAGTTGTTATATTCCACTATATCCCCTGTCCTGATCTGGCACTTGCACCGAATTATTTTATCATCGTAATAAGTGAGTTTGTCGGCAGCATCTACGATCAGGGCAGCCTCATCTGTCCCGTTTATTTTAATGCTTTCCCCCTTTTCATAAAGGAAAAAGTCTATCATGTCGTCAATTTTGTTCATATGTTTACACCTGCCTTTTCAACTTGTACAGGTAAACTTCCATGTAGCTGTCCCACTTCTTGATATCCATCACCTTGTATTTTTCATTTTCAATTTCCATATAGCTATGTATACTAATGGAGTTTTCAATATCACAGAAAACCCTCCTGGTTATGTTTATTTCAAAACCATCTTCAAACATTATGCTTTTTAAATAAGGCTGAACATCGGCATAAATGGATTTTATATAGGAATTGGGGTCAGATTTTGAATATATTTTTATCAAGGTATTATAAAACATATCAGCCTACCACCCTTATCCTTGGAGGCGGAAGCGCAAGCCTTATGGATTCGGGAATGGCATTTATGATTGTGAGGCTTTTCTCCCCTTCGGTTTTCTTTGTTATCCCTTCTAAATCCCTGTTGTTATAGAGGAAAACTGCAAGGTCGGCAGCCACATCATGATACTGTTCGGGCAGCGCATCTATATTGCAGTAGCCTAAGATAATATCTGTGGCTTTCTTAATGAAATGGTTGAGCAGGTTGTCTTTCGATGTGTCTGAAATATCCATGCCAAGCAGCATTTTTACGATTTCAAGCACAGGTTATCCCTCCGTTTTCCTTATTTTATCTTCTTTTTTGTCCAAATCATATAATGCCTGAATTAGCTGTTCCTTTTTATACCCGATTCCGTTAAACCCACGCTCTTTTGCATAATCCGTTAATTCCTTATAGGTCATGTCCTCATAATTTTTTATTTCTTTTATCTCTTCTACGGTATAGCCATTCTCTATAAACCATGAAACAAGGTAAGGGTCATCAGTAACCCCTACCCCGTTTACAAAGTTTACGCCGGCGGATATACCGTTGTATTGCTTATTTTTCGAATATATCCTTGCCATAGCCAATACCTCCGTTATGCTACTTTAATGTTCCTGAATACTCCTGCCGCCTTGGTAGCTTTTAATGCAACAGCCGCCACCATTTCCACTTCTCCGTTCTTTACGGCTCCGGCTGTAGAAAAGTCAGGAAGCCATATCTTCACCAAGTCCTGATTTGCGAGGGATACGGCATGGAATCCATCAAGAGCCAACCTTGCTGCATAAAGGTCGGTAAGGCCTGTCACTACATCAGTGCCATTTGGTTTCCTTGTATTAACAATAGATACAACAGGGTCATTGCTTCCTGCTTTTGCTCCAAGGTCAACCAGTACAATTCCGTCATAGGCATCTACCTTCCTGCCGAATGCATCCTCGCTCTGAGTGAGGTATCCCGCCCTTCTTGCCACTGCTTTGATTTTAGTGATGAGTTTTGAATTCCCCCCAAGGAATGTCGGCTTCCCGTCAAGATTGGAGAGGAACTCATCCAGCAGGTCAAGGAACTGCTTATAGTTAGTATCTACTGCCGAGGATGTTGACAGGTCTATATATGCTCCTGTGTTAAACTCTGTGCTGGAGCCTGTGATTGCTTTATTGAGCCCGTCAAAGGCATTGGCATCTACAGCAGAATCCCCGTTGATGATGGTGTCATGGAATAACGCCCTTGCAGCTTTAACCTTCTGCTGAACCTGAAGGTTTACTTCATCTACCAGTCCACCTGTGCTTGCGATAACCCTGTCAATCTGGAAGGAGCCTCCGAAGGGCTTTAACTCAACCGTATACCTCTGCTTTTCAACTTCCTGCGGGGTATATTCGCTGTTGATGGCCCTGAAAGCCGCTGTCGGCTGTGTGATCAGCCTTGTGTACCCGTATGTGAGTGTTGCGCCATTTGTCCCAGGGGTAACAGCGTCATCAAAGGGCATGTTGTCCAGTATGAATGAACTTTTTCTGAATTCATCTATAACCCCTGCCTGAATATCATCCTGTGTGTTTAATTTTGCTTGTGCCAATGTAATCATAAAATCAATCTCCTTTCAAATTTTACTTGTTTTGGTTGGAATAATACTGTTTTAACGCTTCATTAAGGCTTTTAGGCTTGTTGTTCTGATTGCTGTTATTCTGCGGCGGATTATATCCATTACTTTTGAGCCTTTCCTCCACAGCAGCCTGAACCGAGGTGTTGAATATCTCCTCAAACCTGCTAATATTAGCAACTGTAGCTTCCTCATCCTCCGCAATGAACAAGTCAGCTATCTTATTGATTGGAAGCTTCTTTTCGGAAGCGATAGTGAGGGCTTTATTCTTTAATATCTCCCTCTGTTTTTCAAGCTCCATCCTTTCAATCTTGGCTGTCAATTCCCGAAGCTGCTTCTTTTCCTCGGATTCTTCCGGATAAAGCTCTTTTATCTTTTTGTCAATCTCTCTTTGCAGGTTGTTGTCCTTCCAGGTTTTTAAACCCTTTTCAAGGTGTTTGTCCTTTTCGCTGTCGAACCATCTCCTGCCTTCCTCATTTTCAGAAAGAAACTTCTGCACCCCTTCAACGCTCATCAAGCCCTGAAGGTATGCTTTCACCTCATCTGAGGTTTTGTTTTCATCCATGTACTTTTTTACTTCTTCGAATGTCATAGTATATAAATCTCCTTTCGTTTTACACATCTGACCTTTTCGCCCAGACACGCATAATATTAGGGCAGTTTAACGTCATGCCCAGGACAATCTATTATCTTCTTTCATAGCGTGGGCATATTACATCCACGCACCTGAAAGATTGTTTGCACTTGTGCCTGCATCTTGCGCACTTTTTATGGTACTGGATTTCTCCATTAGAATTAATCCAGAAGCCCATGCCCTCCTTTGCCAAATTGCCCAATCTTGCCACACAAACCGTACCTCCAATCCCCTATAAAAACGGGCAAATTAATTTATATGTAAAAACAGCCACAAACCCGCTTATTACTAGCAGTTCATGGCATTTTTTGAGTTAAATGAAAATGTTGGATTTTTTATTTCTGAAAGCATAAAAAAGACAGGTAGTATAATTACCCTACCCGATAAAAATAAAGGCTTAAATTGTTTATTTATACAATAACCTGATTTTGAACCGATGAAATGTTACCTTCAGGAATAGTACCAGAACGTCTTTTTTCAAAATAGTATTTTTCAAGCTCAACTTTTGGATTTTCAACAAACGGCAGGAGAGTAAGAAGCGTTTCCTGCGAACAGACATCCTTTAGTTTCGTAATAACATCGGCAAGCCCTGTCAAATCGGTAGGAAGGTTCCTTGTAAATTTAACTGTAACATCCCTGTAGTCATAGGATTTGCCTTCCTTCTTTTTTAGATACACAAACAGGTTCTTGAGCCTTTGCCTGATAACCTTCTCCATGATGGCTTCCCTCATGGCAACCCTGTTCTCAAGGTTTAAAAGCTTGTTCCTCAAGGCCAGCGATGAGGTGTTGGCAGCCCAGTTCTCGTTAAAATTAACCTCGTCCATCAGGTCAAATATTTTTCTTTCAATATTGTCAAGTTCATTTTTAACAAAGCTGTCATTGATATCTTTGGTCAGCCAGTAAACTTTCGCTTGGTTAGGGACCTGGATAATTCCCATAGATTTCATTTTCAGCAAGTCCTCTTCCTCAATTTTGGCGTTTTCAATGACAAGATAAGCATTTCTGTGGTCGGCAATTTCATTGACTAAATCGGAATTTATGGCATTATACGCATCAAACAAACTGACTACATCTTGGAATCCGCTTTTCCTTTCGTTATTGGCAGGGCAAACTATTACAGGCACTCTGCCAAAGATATGTTCATGGCTGCCGATATATTTAAGCTCAGGCTTCGTTCCACTGCTTCCCAATTCATAATGCCGGATTTCGGAATCAGTATATACATCAAGATATTTATTATCATCAAACTTTTTTGTGAAGGTATGCAAGGCCAGCACTACATTTCTTTCGGCAGTGCCATCTTCCAGAACATAAGCTTCTATAGGTGTCAGAATGGTTGCGCAGAATTCCCCATCTGTATTGATATAGTTGAGTTCATAGGCTTCACCATATATTTCAGATTGTTTCAGAAGGTTTATATTATGCTCTTTATCCCAATGGCTCGTATTTCTGTCGATGGCATCTATAATCTCATTATCATCTGATTTGGAAACATAATTGACAGGTTTCCCAAGAAGATAGCCGGTTTCATTGTCTACAAACTTACGTGGAAAATTGAACACCAGCTTCATGTTGCTCCTGCTGTCCTGCATTTGATAGTTCTTTAGAATTGAGTGGTTACCTTCATAATAGTCCTTGTATTTCTGCTTATCCTTAGCATTTTTGCTGAGTTCATTCAGGCACTCCAGTATTAAGTTTTCATTTATGTCCAAATACATCACACCCTTTTAAGAATTTTCTACCTAAAACAGTAAACTTCTATCATAAAGCCTTATACTCTTAACCCCTTCCACCAACTGCACAGCACCATATAATGAATCAGGAGCATCATCATATTTTGCCGATTTATTGTAATCCTTCACCTGATTGTTATATCTTATATTAGCAGGGTTGAACAATATATGCCCTTTCTTTACTTCCGGCTCCAGGGAGATTATCCTCTCATGCTTTTGCCCCCTGCTTATCACTTCTTCCACAGGAGTATATATTTTATTCTTCCAGAGTTCCTCTTCAAACTTCTGCTTCATATAGCTTTGTGCCTGTGTTGTTTCAAATCCTATCTTTTCAATGGGATATTGCTTAAGCTTTTCTATGGCAATCTGGAACAGACCATCAGGAAGCATCCTGTATATGCATCCGTCCACAACATATTTCTGTTTTGTTTTTATATGCTTTCCAAGGATAGTGATTGCAGAATAGTCATTCCTCTTTCCGGCTTTAATTGCAGGGTCAACATACATCACCAATTCCATTTCTTCAAAGTCAGGAAGCCTGTCCCAGTATTGGATATCCTGAAATATATAATCATCCATAGAACGTGGGTCATTCTGCATTTCTTTATAAAAGGATTTATCTCCCATAGACTGTTTTTTGCACATCAGGTAATAATAGTCCAGATATTCCGGCCACAGAATCTCCGTACCTTGTAGCATTTCCTCCTGATGGTCATAAAAAAAGGACTTGGCGGTTTCAATCCTGTCTAAGTCCTGTAAGTTATTATATATTGATTCCCATTCGCTCCAAAGGTCATCTCGTTCTGCAAAACTTATAACTGCCGATTTCTTAATACTTCGGACTCCTGGGATTTTCCCTTTCAGAAGTTCAGCCATCAAGTCCTCTTCATGAAGGATGGTACCGACAACAAGTATATTTGTATCCTTTGTTCCAATAGGAATGACAACATCAGTAAATGTGCTTTTAACCTGTTCACGTTTGGCTTCCGATTTTGCGGTATCATCTTTGAGCAGGTCATCCAGAAGTACAAGTTGGGGTCGATGCTGCTTGAAGTGGATTCCCCTTAATGAGCCATCAATCCCTCGAATCATGATACAGGCATCCACTCCACCTCTGCCCCTTATCCATATCTCGTTATTATTCCAGCGGTTGCCCTTATAGATTCCGAAATCCTCAATCAATAACTGATTATTCTCAAGCTCATCCTTAATCATATCAAGGAACGGAAGAGCAACCTGCTCTGTTGCCGATATAATCAATGTAAACTGTGATTTATTATATAAAGTTGAATACAGCGGGAATAAAAAAGAGTTGATTGTACTTTTCCCATGCTCCCTTGGCAATCCAAAAGCTTCTATCAACCCTTTATTGTCCAGCATATATTTTAATTCATCAAATAGCTCTTTATGAAACTGCCCAAATCTTCTATCAAAGTATTTCGGGAAGTAACACAAGGCAAAAAATTCTATATCCATCTCGCCAAGCAGCCTGCGTAGCTCCGAAAATGAAAACTCCCCAACAAGTTCTTCTATCTTGTCCGGGGAGAAATATTTGTTCAGATATTGCTTCAGCAGAAGGTTCTGGCGGTGGTGGTCTTGTTGTATTTCCATAGCATCACCTTTCATATTTTTAATACATTAAACTTCAATATGTTCTATATATTGGTATTGTATAATAAACATTTTGAATATTTGATAATTTATCTGCGTTTTTTTGTATATTACTTACAAGCCTATTATCCAGGGTTAAAAAGCTTATACCATATTCATTTGCTAACGTCACATTAATCGCATCTGCTGCCCCTAACTCCTTAAATAGCTTTAATTGCTGCAATAAACTCTCCTTGTTAGAATTCAAAACAATAAGAACCTCATTTTCTAACAGTTTTTCTAGTGCCAGAACGGAACTTGTTTCAATCTGTTCAACATCTTCTTTAGTAATTGCTAATTGTGGATACTTTTCATCATAGAACTTGATAAGCTTGCTGCTGTCTATCAAGTTTGTTAACTCATTTTGAATGCATGGATTTATGTACAAGAATAAAACAACATCATTATTAAATACAAAACTGTTAAATAAATCGTTCACTGTTTTATGCCATGCATCATACTCATTTAATAAAGCAAAGAGGACACCTGTATCAACAAGAATGTCCTCACCATTTTCAAAGCCCTAAAATTATTTTTAAAATCAATTTTTTTCATACTTAAATGATTCCCTAACTTTATTCAAATCAATTTTAGGCGATGATGCGGAACCAACAACACTTTTTAACAGAGCTTTCTTTTCTGTCGTTAATCCTTTGTTGTTTATTTTGCTAATTCTTGTCATTTCATCATCCCTCCAATCTAAGACCAATTATACATATCCCATAATGTCACTGTCAACTTCACACTTCTTCAATATTTCAAAGTTATTGGTTTATAATGCGTCTATGTATTTATTATACTGCGGACTTGATACTTTTTCTACAAAAATCATTAAAAATTTTTACACCATCTGCTGTCGGGGCAATTTTTACAAATAGAAGCACCCCTCCCATTGAAAAAAGTGCATAAAAATGAGCGGGCTTTTTTACCACTCTAGTGCTTCAAGGGAATTACTCATGTCCTGCTCGGTGGTAACGGTATAAAGGTTAGTAGTCATTATATTCTCGTGGCCAAGTATCTGCTGAATAGTTGTAATGGCTGTCCCTTCCTTGACCAGCTTATATCCAAGCGTATGCCTTAACTGGTGCGGAGTAACTTCAACATTCACTCTCTTGCCATACTTATCAAGAATAAGGTTGATTGCATTCCGTTTCAAAGCCCCTCGCTGTCCTATCAATAGGAAGTCACTGTCATCTTTGGGCCTTACCGCAAGATAATCCTGAATTGCTTTTCGGACATCCTTGTTCAATGGTATCGTTCTGTTTACGTTTCCTTTGCCTATAACCCTCAAAGAGCCTTTACGTTCGGATATTTCTATATCCCGAAGCCTTATGTTGCAGAGTTCACTCACCCGAAGCCCTGTTCCAAGCAGGATTTCAATGATGCATATATGCATTTTATTCCTGTTTCTGTGTATCTCGGCTCGGAGCTTCCTCAAATCCCTTTCCTCCAATCCTTTGTATTGGCGGGCATTCCGATTCTTTACTGGTTTTATATTGATTTCATCAGGAGTTGTTCCGCTTTCATAAAGCCACTTGAAAAAGATATTGATACTGGAAATCTTTCTGTTGACTGTAACCACCGATTCACTCGTATTGAGCAAGTACTTCTTATATTCAATGGCATCAAGTTCAATCAGCTTATCAAAACCGCAATCTGTCCTGCTGGTATACCAATCAATAAAAGCCTTGCTGTCCCGAATATAGCAGCTAATAGTATTCCGGCTGCGTTCTTTACTTCTCAAATATGCTTCAAAACTACTTAAATCAAGCATATAGACACACCCTTCCTTTATTTGGTGTGTCCATGTTACCTCTGCACTGCCTTGAAGTCAACTCAAGACATAATCCTAATTATGCATTGAAATCAGGCTTGTTTCAGGCATTTTTATATATAAAACCGGCATTTATCCCGGTAAAAACTGACGACATAAGATTATTGAATATACTCCTCATCGGTTCTCGGCTGCTCATCTTCGCTGTCAATAATATCATCTTCTGTTTCAAGCTCACCGTTTATCATTTGCAGGAACAATTTCTTCCTTGCTTCCTCATTCTGGCTTGTATCCAATATGAGTTCCTTCTTATCGCTCCATTCCTCTGGCATACGGTTACGAAGGAAAAACGCTATTGCCTGAGCCGAAGGCGGCTGATGTCGCTTTATCTTTTCAATCTTGGTGCGCTTCTTGCCATTTTTATCTTCTTCCACAATGGTCTTGAGTTCCTCATAGTCGTAGCCGGTGCAGAGCTTCAATAATGATTTTTCCACTTGATTACATAACACGCTCCTGCCCATGTTTACAAGTTCCATGAGGATTTCATGCTCTCTGCAATAACGATACCAAGTATCAGGAGAAATCGCAAGTTTACTGCAAACCTCTCTAACTGTCGCCCCATTAACCAGCCAATCCTTTATGTCAGACAATTTCGGCAGAATTACCGTATTCCACTTATCATCCTTTTTTAATATTTTCGCTAATTGTTGATGCTTTTTTGTATAATCATCCAAAGCCCACAGGCTTATATCAAGCAGCCTTGCAATTTCAGCTTTGGTGCATCCTTCATCAACCCACTTTTCTATCTCATCAAGTCTTGGTTCAACATGCGTGTAATATTTTGTAAGCACACTACTCGCCATATTTACTTCACCTCCTCAAAAAAACAAAGCAAGGAGCCTCAACCGAAGCCCCTTATCCAGGCAAACGTTATTTCAACAACCCAATCTGCTCATCAAACTCCTCAATCAAATGCTCATCCAAAGCCCAGAACTGAACCAGTTCAACGTACATATCCCTTATCTGCCTTAAATCCTCCTGGGCATCCTCTAAGCCAAGCACACATATTTTCTCATTTGCAGTTGCCAGCAAGCCCTTCAAGGTTTCCCTTATTAAGTTTTCAGTTCTCATCTCTTAAAATCCCCTTTCTTTATTTGGTTAGGTAGTACATTACCTCAAAACCAGCCTGAAAGTAAAGTTGAAATATATATCCATTTCACCCATTTATACCTTCGCCTATAAGCCGGCTATTAACTGCAAACCCAGCAACTATACCACCAATATGAAAATATCGCCTCACAAGCCCACGTGAAGCGATATTATATCGATAGTCCGTTATTTTGTTGCAATATCTACTTTTTTATCAGGCTTTTTGCCGCTTCTGAAGGCAGAGTTCCCTTCCAGGTTTTCAAGCAATGTTTTCCTTGTATCCTTGTACTCATCCCCAACCATACCAAGTCTAATAAGGAAAACCCTGAATGTAAACTTGTCGTTATCGGTATCCTTGGCTTTAGCGGAAACATGCTTTAAAGTTTTGGCATTTTGGTTTAATAATGCTACAAGCTGGGTATAGGCTTTTACCTTTTCAGGACTTGCTTCCCCTTTTAAAAAATTGAAGGTAATGGTGTTGTTATTAAAATCAAAGGCAATCCCTGGGCAGCGTTTTTCTCCAATACCCTCTATGGCTGTTTTGATATCCTCTAATGTTTCCGTTTTGGCTTCATTGATACCTATACAAAAATCATCCTCAATAATATTTGCTGTAAGCCCTAATGATTTCTTGATAAGGCCCTGTTTGCTGTAAATCATATTGACCAGATTTCTCAAGGAAATGCCTGTATGGCCTTCCATCGGAACTGCAACTTCAAAGGTTCCTGTCTCTGTTGCTGCAGGTTCGCTTGTTTTCTTTTCAATCTCTTCATTTAATATACTATCAAGCTCTACTTCTTTTCCTTTCGAAGTTGTAATCTTCCCTGCTCGGTCAATTGTGTAAGTTTCTTCCGCTGTTTCAATCTGATAAGCGAAACTCGGCACTCCCATGTACTTTGGCTCAACTCCAAAATGTTCTCCCAATACCTTAACGATTTCTTTTCTTTCCATAATATAAAACCCTCCATTTCATGATTTTGTGTACTACATTAATCACTCTGAAATCACATTAAATCAAGTAAAATGAAGGGTTTCAGGCTTTTTAAACTGTCAATTATCCTAAAAAATATTCGGACAGATAGAATGAGAGAAGACGATATTTGCTGACAATATTAGACTGCAACCTGCTCACGCTTTATGTCCACATACCTAATCTTCTCTCCATCCCTCAAAACAAAAACATCAGCATCGCTGCCGACTTTATCAATGTATCGCTTTACAATTACATCTGCATATTTTTCATCCAATTCCATCATTCTGCACCTTCTATCCGTTTCTTCACAAGCTATTAGTGTAGTGCCGGAACCACCGAATAAATCAAGCACAATATCTTTCATGTTGCTGCTATTCTTGATTGCTCTAACAACAAGCTCCACAGGTTTTGTTGTCGGATGCAGTTCAGATACAGATGGTCTGGGAATATCCCAAACATCACATTGCTGTCTGTCAGTCAATGGATGAAGCCTTGCAGAGCCATCACTCCAGCCATACCATATTGGCTCATACTTGGTATGATAATCCTTTCTTGAAAGTACCAGCCTATCCTTATTCCAGATTATTGTTGATGACCAGTGGTATCCATTCTCTTTCAAAGAAAGCATCAAGTTTCCCCACTCCTGAGCAGACATAACAATATAGGTCATGCATCCGGCTTCAGAAACCTCTTTCATGCATTTAAAAGCGCGCAATAAAAAAGCGCCGAATTCTTCGGTGCTCATATTGTCATTTAGAATTTGTCTTGGCTTCCAGCTTGGATGCCTGGTATCTGAACCGTAATCAACAT